ATCCTTAAAACCTGGAAAATATTTAAGTGGATCTTTCCATGCGCTATATATTGTTTTAATAGATGATATAGCATTATTAAAAATAGATGTAGCTAATGATTTTAACACTTGTCCTATAGATCCTTGATTTGGATTATAATCATATGTAGTATTATTATTGTTACTCCAATTTTTAACATCAACTGATGGTAAATTTTCAAAAATTTCATAGTCTTGGTATATATGATTAGCGTTTTCTAATAAACCATAACTTCGTTCCATCCTTTCAATATTTTTCAATACTTTAGCTGCTGCGTCTGTTCGATTACGATTAATTAATTTAGCATGTCTTGTTTTTAATCTTTCATATTCAACTTTAGCTTTAATTTCACTTTGTGAAAGTTTCATATATAAAGATTTTAAGTGCTTTTGTTTAACTGGGTCCTTTTCAGATTTTATTAAAAATTGTATATCATCAAGTTTAGCTTGATAATCACAAATAGCAGTTAAAGATAGAGAACACGCAGTCACAAAAGCTACTACTGCAGCCGCTGTCGCAGTTTCTTTAAAACCTTCTAAAAATCCGGCTGTGTAAATACCTGTAGTTCTATTAGTTGAACGTATATAATAATTATCAGCTTTGCTATCTTTGGAATAAGACGAAGAATACTCAAGTATAAACTCATCTAGCTTTTTAATACTCATTTTTTTATTTCTATTTTTTTATTTATCAAAAAAAAAGGTGGTCATTTTGACCACCTTTTTTTTAAAATTGATGAGTGGTATTATATAATACCGCTAGTTGGAACATGTACTTTAAATGTAAAGTAATATAATTCAGGATTATGACCTGCATCTACAAGTTTTAATCTAGACATAGCAACCATTTTAGGTGCCATAGTGCCTTCAGCTATAATATCAATTGATTCAGCCATTAAGTATGGCATCAATACTAAACCGGGTGTATTCCCGTCACCTTTTCTAAATACTGTAACTCTTGTATCATCCCAAGTCATGTCAGGATCCACAAAAATGTTAATACCTGCAAGTGAACCTAATGGATAAATAGAACCAGCTGATTGAGCAATAGTGTTATTCATAGGCGCAGGTACAAAACCTGATATATCTTGCAATGCTGATGCTAAGTTAGCATTCATTACCGCCATATCACCTGGGCCTCTTCTACCTCTGTTTCCAATAAAGTTAGAAACAGCAATTAATCTACCTAAGATTCTTCTTTGGATAGTACTAAGGTTTTCACCTGTAGTTGCTGTGAAAGCATCAAGGTTACCAAATGTAACATTATTGCCATCTTTATCATTACCTAAATCAGTAGCTAAGTTATTTGTTGCGCTAAGGTTTAAGTTAAGGTTTGTACCAGTAGTGTTGAAAACATCTTTAGCGTTTTCAGTACCCATTTCAAAAATTCTACCTAGAATTAACTTGTTCATTGATTGAGTCAATTCATTTGCTATAACTGCATTACCTTGAGCAATTATATCAAAACCAAATTGGCGAGAATCTTGGATTTGTTCACGGGTAAGAGCAATACCTACTTTATAAGTTTCTGCTTCTACTGATTTGTTGAAAAACTTAAGTCCCATCATGTTATAATCAGTAGTTTCACCAACTTCTCTTGACATAGGTGAATTAGATTGGTAATTATTACCATTTGAATATCCAGTCAAGTGGTCTTCCAATGCTTTAACAAACTCAGGTGCAACGTTTATTGCAACTGGCGTTGTTTCTGTTGTTATAGCATAATCTGTACCACCTACGACAAAAATGTCATTCATTGTGATATTTGAATATGCTGCTTCTGCTGCGCCTACTTGGAAAATTTTATAGCCATCAAGTCTTGAAACACCAATGAATGTAAGTTCCATTACTTTAGCATTAGTAGCTGTAGTATCTTGTACTTCATAAGTATTATACAATACGTGAGTACCTGCTATATTAGCTTTTAATACTTTAGGTCTTTGATTAGTATTAAATTTACCATTTGCATACATGTAATCCACGTAAGTTAAAATACCTAAAGGTCCATCCATAGGTACAACAGGTACCATATCAAGTCCAACTGTTTGAGCAGCTACTTGCATTGATAATGGTAATAAGCTATATGGTTTATCACCTGATCCTTTTGCTTGGCCTGAAAACCCGTAATTAGAAACAGGATCACCTGGTAAAGCAGTTGCTCCCATACCAGGTACATTTGTTAATAATGCATTTTGGTTTTCATTAACTGAGTGAAAGTGAGAATATACACTCATCCACTTCAATTTAGATTTATCAGTAATACCTGTTGCTTCTTCAACAATAGGTGACCATTTTTTTACTATTTGTGATTCGTTTATTAATTGTGATCTTTTAGACATTTATCCGAAGATATATTTTTTTATTTAGAAAAATGTTGTTTAAGGGTTTCAGCATAAAAGTTAAAACTTTCTTCACTTAAGCCTTCAAAAACTTCTTCTTTATTTTTTACAGGGTCAAAATTTTCTTTTATTAAACCTTTGCCCATGTATTGTCTTTCAATAGTTGACCAAAATTCTTCAATTTTAGTAACATCGTTAAAATCATAATATTCAGATTGTGCTACTACAGTAACTCTTTGATCTGATTTTAGATTTTCCCATAATTTTTTATATTTTGCAGGTGCATCTTTTAAAAAGTTATGAGTTGTTAAAGCTTTATCCCATCTCTCAAGAACTTCAGCTTCTGTTATGTAATCCTTATTTTTAAACTCTTCTATTAGTTTGTTCTTCTCACTTATTTCAAGACTTTTAAAATTGGATTTGTGTTCTTTAGATAGAAAATTTAAAAAGTGTAAATTTTCATTTACTTTCTTTTTAGTTTTTTCATCTACTTTTTCATCTTCTTCTTCATCTTCTTCTTTCTTCTTAGAAGATTCGATTAATTTATCTATCTTAGCTGTTAATGAATTTTCATAAGCTTCATCATTTTCTTCAAAATTAAATGCTTCATTTACTTTACTTTCACTTATAGCAGTTAACTTAGAATCAGTTAAAACTTGTAGATTTTCGCCTAAATAAGTAACATACGATGTGATTTTATTTAAACGTTCTTCTACTTTAGAAGTTTCTGTGAATTTTTTATTAGTTTCTTTATTCATATAATCTAAATAAGATGTTATCTTATTCATGTTTTCAACTATATGATCATTGTGAGTAAATCTTAAATTTACGTTTTCAGTTAAATGATCTAAGTAATTTGCTATATCCTGTACATTTTCTGAAAGCAAATCTGCGTGTGAAACAGATTTATCAAATTTTTCAGCTACATAGTTTAAATAACCAAATGCTTTATTATGACCTTCTGCGATTTGCTCAACAAACGGTATAAAAGTATTTTTAAATTCCTCTAATTCTTCTTTAATAGTTATAACATCTTCAGTAGAGTTATTTGTTGTAATACTATCATTTATGTTATTAAACTTTTCTTGTAGATCAGTAATCTTGCTTAAAATATCTTTAGAATATTGATTGTATTCATCAACCTTTACAAATTCATCTGGCATTTCATTATTTGTATTTTTTGTTTCTTTTATTATCTTATATATCTGCATGGTATCAAGAGGATCTAATCCAAGTGATTCATTGACATTATTTAGTCTTGCCTTTTCAAAACCTGGTTCATCAACTAAATCCCATGTAAACAATTTAGTTATTTTAACCAAATTATCTTCAGCTACAGTACCTGCCGCTCTTGATGATATATGTAATGGTACACCTGCATCCACTAATGCTTTAGCCTGTTTACCTGCGTCTGTATTTAACAGTCGTATTTTGCCTTGTATAGTTCTTGAAGTCTTATCATAACTTAAATCTTCTATTACATGTGAAACATTTTTTAAAGATGTTTCAAATTGCTTAGGATGATCAAGTTCACCTAAAATTCTACGACCGCTTGTCATTGCTTCTTTCAGCAAATCAACATGTTTTAAAAATTCAGATTCCTCGTATATTCTACCATTTCGGTTTTTTACACCAAATTCAGTAAAGACACCTTCAAGAACGTAATTATCACCTGCTTTTAATTTTGAAGTTGATGCTTCAATAATTAATAAAGCATCACCTTGTTTAATATTATCATTTTCGATGATTTTTATCATTACGTTAAAATTTTCTTTTTTTAATATGTTTCCATACTATTTTTAAATATTTATCAATACATTAAAACTCAAATTCATCTTTACCGTCTTCATTTTCAATATTTTCAGCATCTGTTTCAGATTTCATAGCTTTTATATCATTAATTTCATCCTGTGTTAAGTCAGTATATTTCAATAATAGCCATTCAGTAGGGAAAAACTCTGTATTGTCATCAGCTAATATTCTTTTAAACCCATCAACTGCTGATAATTGTTTTTCAAGACGATCTAGTTCTTTATTTTTTTCAAATTCATTATATTTATGATATTGTATTGATATAGCTGCTTTAAATGCTTCGTCTTCTTTAAGATCCGGAAAGTTCAATGTCATTTGAATCCAAAGAGGCTTAATAATAATTTCTTGGAATTGACTTCTAAGTCTATTTATAAACCTGCTAAAATTTATTTCATCTCGTTGTTGTCCATCGCTACCTGATTCAAATATTGGCTGATTTTCCATTTCAAATCTTGAAAATGGTATTTTTGACATTAATTTTAACTTATTTTGAAAATATCTTAATGATTCAGTATCTGATAAATCAGGTCCATCATTTCCTATAGTTTCTATTTGAGGTTCTTCACCTTCTTTGCTAGGCAACCAATATTCTTTACTAAAAGGTTGCATTGATTTACCATCTATCGTAAGTTCACCTGATTCTGATTCAAATTCAATATTTTCTCTATATGAATTCATCAGTTTTCTTAAACTTTGCTTTGCTCGAGTTTTTGATTTAGCACCGATCGGTATTACAAACTTTGTTTTAAACGATGCATTTACAACTGCCCATATTACACGAGTATGTTCCATTATTCTCAAAATATTAAAAGGTCTAATTAACCTTTCTAAATATGAAACTCTAGATGGTGAATTAAGAGATGAATAATTTATGTATATTATTTGCGTATCATATAATGTTCTTTCTTGTGCACCTTTATCTTTATATTGATACCATACCTTTCTACCTTTTGCATCTAATCCAGGTGTTAGCGTAATAGGGTCAAGTTCTTTAAACCCTATTATATTTTCTTTTTTATCATCATATATTATTTCAAATGCTAAAAATCCAAGTACTAACCATTTTTTATAATATGACCATGCTGATGTATCATCATTAAATCCAAAATATAAATAAATCTTTTTAAACGCTACTTTTAAAGCTTCATCAATTTCTTTCTTTTGAGACTTTTTAAAATCTAATTCTATAGGGGAAGGTTTACAAAAATAATTCTTTTCATCATATACTATTGATTCATCAGATACAATATCCAAGATGTATTCTATTTCATCTTGCATGCTTATGTTTATAAACTCTTCTCTTTTCTTTTCATAGTTTTTATGATAAAATGTAGTATTTCTTTTAAATCGCATGTCATTAAAACCCATCCCATAAAAAAGCGAATATTCATCATCTGAAAAATAAGCAGAACCTGAAGTTTTACTCATTTCACTTTCAATATATCCAACTGCTTGTGAATTTTTAATAACCATTGTATCATACTTCATACCGAGTCTTGATAGATCTCGTAGGAATCCTGATACATTATTGTTTCTATATGAATTACCAACCTTTGATAAAAATCCTGCCATGTTTATTTAGTCTTTTTAAATTTTCCTGTATTATCTCTTTCTCTCATCATGGCATAATACTTTCCATATATTTGCTTTAATGTTGCACCTTCAATATCTTTAACATCTAATAATGAAACATCTGGCCAATGCTCATATGAAACAGCATAGCAATTAGTTCTTCGATCTACATAATAAGATCTAAGAGCAAATAATATGTTATATTGTTTAAGAATGGTTTTGATTATTTCATAACTAATCTTTAAACCTCTTTGTTCTAATGCCCTGTTAGGGTATTTATTCCCATCTCTAGTTATAGCTAATTGATAATTTTTATAAATGACATCAAATACTACCAATTTAATTTTAAATGGTAAGAAGTTTAAATTAATACCTAAATCTAAAGGGCCATTTGATTTAGTTTCTTTTAAGCCTAATGATAATACAATAGGATTTCTATCATAAAACTCAAGTATGTCCTTTGTTTTAGGATCATAATTAAAAATGAATATTTTACCAGGTCTTAAGTATGTATTATATGGACTAACTACTTTTTCATTAACATTTTTTTTAACAGTGTTAAACCAGTCAAGAGCTAATCTTTCAGCTCTATTTCTGCCACCTGCTGCTATAATTTGCTTATTAACTGTTGCCGAATATGTTTCAACCATAAATTGTGATAATGTATTGATCTTGTTTCTTGTATGAATTTAT